CAAATTCGTGGAGCATTTCCAGTAAATGTTGCCGCAATTGATTTGAGTTACGATACGAATGATGCGATTGAAGAGTTCACAGTTGAACTTGCGTATCAGTATTGGGAATCCTTGGGTGGCAATTGGCAGACTACCTCTTAATTAGATATTAATTCAAACCTATCCGTCTCGTGAGTCTATCCTTGCGAGGCGGATAAATACATCTATGGAAATATTTGGCTACGATATAAGTAAGAAAGTTACCCCAAAAGTAAAGAAAGAAATTGTTTCACCGATTCCAAAACCGAGTGAAGACGGTTCTTCTACTACAACAGTATTTTCGGGAGGACTTTACGGTCAGTATATCGATCTAGGAGATTCGGCAACAGGATCTGATCACGATCTTATTTTAAAGTATCGTGAAGTTGCAACACAACCCGAAGCAGATACCGCAATCACAGACATTGTGGATGGTGCAATTGCATCGGGAGATAACTCAGCACCAGTCAATATCTCACTTGATGATCTGGATCAACCGGACAATATCAAGAAGCAGATCATTGAAGAATTTAACAAAATATTAACGCTTTATCGTTTCAATCATAAAGGTCACGATCTCTTTCGTAACTGGTATATTGATGGCCGAGTCTATTTTCAGATCATCGTTGATAAAGAGAATCCAAAACGTGGAATCGTAGAACTTCGTTACATCGATCCAACAAAGATCAGTAAGGTAAAGGAAGTTAAGAAGGTAAGAGACGCCAAGACCGAAATCGAGTATGAGAAGGTAGTTGCTGAATACTACCTCTACTCCGAAGGTGTATTGTCAAATACCGACGTGAAGGCTGGGGCAGGAATAAAGTTAGAGAAAGACTCCATTATTGCGATCAACTCCGGTCTCTTTGATCCATCTCGTACTAAGTCAATCGGTCATCTCCATAAAGCAATCAAACTGATCAATCAGTTGCGATTCATGGAAGATTCTTTGGTTGTCTATCGTGTTTCTCGAGCCCCTGAAAGACGAGTATTCTACATCGACGTAGGTAACTTACCAAAGGGTAAAGCAGAAGAGTACGTTCAGAGCGTTGTATCTCGTTACCGTAACAAGTTAGTTTACGATGCAAGTACAGGTGAAATCACCGATGATCGTAAACACATGTCGATGCTCGAAGACTTCTATCTACCTCGAAGAGAAGGTGGAAGAGGAACAGAAATCACTACCTTGGGTGGTGGAGAGAATCTTGGTCAGATCGAAGATGTTGTCTTCTTTCAAAGAAAACTTTACAGATCTCTGAATGTTCCGATCTCTCGTCTTGAACAGGATACTGGTTTTGCGCTTGGTAGGGCAACCGAAGTATCTCGGGATGAAGTTAAGTTTCAGAAGTTTGTCGATAAGATTCGAAAGAAATTTTCAAAGATCTTTATTGAAGCTCTGAAGGTTCAGTTGATTCTCAAGGGTGTCATCGAACCAAAGGACTGGCCGAACATCGAAGAGTCAATTAATGTTGACTTCGTTGAAGATAACTATTTTGCGGAACTCAAAGAGTTTGAGATTCTTCGCGAAAGACTTGAGATGCTTCAATTAGTTGAAGAACAGATCGGTCAATATTATTCTCGGGAGTGGGTTCGTCGTAACATTCTACACCAATCTGATGAAGACATCGAAACAATAGATGATCAGATTCAAAAGGAAAAAGATTCCGGTGATATAGATGACGAAGAAGAAGACGATACAGAAAATTAAAAAACTATAAATAGTAATAATTATGCCAGAAAAAATATTTAACGCACTTGTAAAGAATGATAAAGATGAAGCGTTGAGCGCGTTCAAAGATGCAATTCAACAAAAGATCGAAACCGCGATGGATGTTCGTCGTGTTGGATTGACTTCGCAGATTTTTAATGATGGGGATCCTGCTCCGGTCGTAGAAGAAGAAGTTCAGATCGATGAAGCATTAGGATCATCTTCTTCGCATCATCATGTACTTAAAGGTAAAGTTGTTGCAAGTGGTAATAAATCAGACATGATGAAGTTAGTGAAAAAGAATGGTGCCACAGTTTTCAAAGGTTCAAATACTAATTATGTGCTATACTCGCCTGGTGCAAAGGTTGGAGATATGAAAGAAGACGTTCAGATCGATGAAGCAGTATCCGCAGACAAGTTTGTCAAAGGGGGAAGTGATAAGATCAAACAATCCGAAGTAGAAATGTTACTCGGAAAGATCTATGACAACACCAAACTCACAAAGTCTTTGATCGCAAATAAGGCATATTCTAACGGAGAAAACAACCCCAAGAAAAAGAATCCACATCAAAAGGATACGGTTGATTTTCATCTATACCAACTAGGACAACAAGTAGAGCTCTCAAGAAGTTAATGATGAGTCATTACTGGCAAAAACTTATAAATGAATCGCAAAAAGTCCTTCAGAAAGAGGACGGACACACCGACGTTGCGTCAGCTCTTGGTGGTATTCGTGTTGCTCGTGAAGCGCTCAACAATATGGAAGAAATTTTATCGGGAATGAGTCCCGAAGACAATCTACCTTCTTGGTGGACAAACAAAGTAGCCATTTCAGTATCTCAACTGGATGACATGGCAGATTATCTCAAACAGAAGGCAGAAAAATGACAATTACACCTCTCGCAGCAAAAGAAACACCAAACGGCGCAGACTCCAATATATCCGAGGCAGCGAATGTTTATATCTGTAACACACTTACGAGTGCTTCAGGTACAGTTACTCTCAAAACAAGTGCAGGAGTCGCAATCGCGACATTTGATGTTCCGGCATCTGGTCAAATCACTCTTAAGAAAAAGAACGCAGAAAAAATTCGTACATCTGCCGCAACAATCACCTGCACAGCAATAGGTTTCGGAAACTAAGATGAAATTAATAACGGAAACACAGGATGTACAACTTGAGTACATCACAGAGGCCAACGCAAAAGGTGGCAAGGATGTCTTCATTGAAGGTGTCTTTATGCAAGCGGAAAAAGAAAACCGCAATAAAAGAATTTATCCTAAATCGGTTCTGGAATCAGCAACCGGAAAATATATAAAGGAACAAGTTAAGACAGGTCGTGCAGTCGGTGAGTTAAATCATCCCGAAGGCCCCGCAATTAACTTGGATAAAGTTTCACATCGTATTACCGAACTTAAATGGGACGGTAATAACGTTGTTGGAAAGGCACTTATCTTGGATACACCAATGGGTAAGATAGTGAAAGGCCTCGTAGAAGGAGGTTGCAAGCTAGGTGTCTCAAGTCGTGGTATGGGAACTGTTGAATCAAGAGAAAACAAGACGTTCGTAAAGGATGATTACATTCTTTCGACTGTTGACATTGTTCAAGACCCCTCCGCCCCAGAAGCCTTTGTAAATGGCATCATGGAAGGAGTTGATTGGATCTTGGAGAATGGTATTCTAAAACCTCAACAAATTGAAGAATATGAGATTGAAATTAAGAAGGTGGATTCCACTCAGTTAGCTGAGGCTCAGGAGCGAATCTTCAGAGATTTCCTCTCCAAACTCTAAATTCAAAATAAGGTATAAACCAAAATGTCTGAAGAAATACAAAACGAAGAAATCGTTGTCGAAGACGTACAGGAAGAAGATCTTGTAGAGAATCAGGAGCTTGTGCAGGATACACCTGAAGAAGTTGCTGAGGAATCTCAGGAATCCCTTTCTGATTCGGTACTCGATGTTCTTCTTGGCGAGGCTAAGAAGAAAAACGAAGCTGAAGACGAAGAAGATGACGAAGAAGAATCCGATGACGAAGAGTCTGACGAAGATGAAGAAGATGAAGTGGAAGAATCCGTCGAAGTAGACGAAGAAACCATTGAAGAGTCTTCTGAAGAAACTGAAGAGGAATCTATCGAAGAATCCTCCGAAGAAGTAGAAGAAGAAGCACTTGAAGAAGGTGTTCAAACTAAAGCAGGTATCCTTGCTGACGCTTTCTCTACTATCAAATCCATGAAGAAACATGATCTTGTCAAAGCTTTTGAAGCGATGAACGGAGATGATGA